AACTGCACCTGGTCATGGTTTAACAAATGGAACAACATATAGATTTAGAGGCCCACCTTTAGCTATTACTGCTAGCGGTGGAACATTTCAATTTGGAAATCCACAAGACTTTGATGGTATTACAGGTGCTAATATTGCAAAAGCAACAGGATATGCAATAACAACTGGAATATTTAGAAGTGGTGCAAGAGTTAGTACAGACTATGCTGTAGCAAATTTCTTCTTCTTTACAGTTGATACAGATACTGCTACAAGTGGTAATATTAAAGGAGGAGGAGTTGGCTGTTCAGTAGGACCAGTCACATTAAGCGCATGATAAAACATATTTTAAATATAATTAAAGGATGGTTTTCACCTAAATTAAAATTAGAGGTAGAAGTCATTACAAAAAAATTTTGTGATGAGCACAATAAATATAAACATCGTTGTCCTAAATGTAGAGAATTAGCAGGAGTAGTATAATGGCTGGATTAAGTGCATCAGGATTAAAAACACAAATATTAAGTTATACTGAAACAGATTCTAATGTATTAACAGATGCTGTTTTAGAAAATATAATTTTAAATGCACAATATAGAATTTTTAGAGATGTGCCTATTGATGCTGATAGAAAACAACAATCAGGTAATTTAGTTACAGGACAAGAAACAATTAATGCTCCAGCAGGTGCTGTATTTGTTAGAGGAGTACAAGTATATGATTCTACTTCAGCTATAACTGGACCTAACGTGTGGTTAGAGAAAAAAGATATTACATATCTTCAAGAATATGTATCTTCAACTGCATCAGGAAAAAGAGGTCAACCAAAATATTATGCTATGTTTGGAGGTGCTACAGGAGAATCTGATACTACATCTGGTAGAATGATGTTTGCTCCAGTGCCTGATACCACTTATAAATTTAGAATTCATTATAATGCTGCACCAGCTTTATTGGAAAATAATGATACTAATTATATTAGTCTTAATTTTCCAAATGGTCTGTTATATTGTTGCTTATCTGAGGCATATGGATTTTTAAAAGGTCCAATAGATATGTTGACACTATACGAAAATAAGTATAAACAAGAGGTACAGAAGTTTGCTAATGAGCAAGTTGGTAGAAGACGAAGAGACGACTATACTGATGGCGCTGTTCGTATACCGATAAACTCAGCAAACCCGTAGGAGATTAAATTATGGCAATAACATCTGCAATATGCACAAGTTTTAAAGTTGAACTTTTAAAAGGAGTTCACAATTTCACAGCAACAACTGGTAATACATTTAAAATAGCATTATATACAAGTGATGCTACTTTAGGAGCTTCAACAACAGCTTATTCAGCTACTAACGAAATTACAAATTCATCAGGAACTGCATACACTGCAGGCGGAGCAACTCTTACGAGTGTTACACCAGCAGCATCAAGCACAACTGCTGTTTGTGATTTTGCAGACGTAAGTTACACTTCAGCATCTTTTACAGCTAATGGCGCTGTAATTTATAATGATTCAGCATCAGGTGACCCTGCTTGCGCAGTAATTGCATTTGGATCTGATAAAACTGTAACAAGTGGAACTTTCACAATTCAATTTCCAACAGCGGACGCAACTGACGCTATTATAAGAATAGCATAAGGAGGAACTCCTTATGGCTACTTCAATATGGGGCGGAGACGATCCTCTCGTAGCATGGAATCAAAACTCATGGCAATCTAATGTTGCAACTGTTTCATTAACAGGTGTATCTGCAACCACATCAGTTGGAACTGTAAAATCTTTTCCTGAGGCAGGATGGGGATCTGATGGTTGGGGCGAAGATGGTTGGAGTGGAACTTTTATAGTAGAATTAACTGGAGTCTCTGCAACAACATCTGTTGGTTCTGTATCAGTAAGTGCTGAAATAGGTTCTGGTTGGGGTAGAGGTGAATGGAACAACAACGAAGGTTGGGGTATTCAAGGAACAGTTCTGCTTGATGGACAATCAGCTACAACAAGTGTAGGTTCAATATCTCCTGCTGATGTAATGGGATTAACAGGAGTCTCTGCAACATCAAACGTTGGGTCTCCTACAATAATAGGTAATGTTTCATTTACATTAACAGGAGTTTCTGCAACAGTAAGTGTTGGATCAATATCACCTGCTGACATAGTAGGAGTAACAGGTCAAGCAATGACTTCTGCAGTAGGTTCAATAACACCTGCGGATGTTATAGGAGTCACTGGTGTTTCTGCAACTACATCTATTGGAGATGTAGGTATTACTTCAAATCCTACTATTATACCAACTGGAGTTTCTGCAACAGTAAGTGTTGGATCAATTTCACCTGCTGATGTTATGGGATTAACAGGTCAAGCTATGACTTCTGCAGTAGGATCTTTAAGTCCTCCTGTTGTTATGGGATTAACAGGTGTTTCTGCAACAGCTTCTACGGGAGAAATAGGAATTCAAGCATATCAAGACATTGACACTGGTTCAAATACATCGTATACAAGTGTTGCAACTGGATCAAATACAAGTTATAGTGACGTTGCATAGGAGATAAATTATGGCATCAACATATACACCTTTAGGAGTAGAACTTCAGGCAACTGGAGAAAACGCTGGTACATGGGGAACAAAAACTAATACAAATTTACAAATCATAGAACAAATTTCTGGTGGATACATTGCAAAAAGTATTGCAGGTGGTGCACAAACTACTGCTTTATCTGTTTCAGATGGATCAACAGGTGCAGAACTTTCACATAGAATGATAGAGTTCACAGGTACAATTACAGGAAATCAAATTGTAACTATTCCAATTGATGTTCAAAACTTTTATATTTTAAGAAATTCAACTTCAGGATCTCACACAGTTCAATTTAAATATGCTTCTGGTTCAGGAGATTCTTTTACTTTTTCAGCTACAGACAAAGGTGATAAAATTGTTTTTGCTACAGCAAACGATGGAACAAATCCTGATATCGATACACTAGCAATTGGAACTGGTATAGCAAGTGTTTCTGCGGATACAACACCACAATTAGGTGGCAATCTAGATGTTAATGGAAATGATATTGTTTCTACATCTAATGCAGATATTGATATTGTTCCTAATGGAACTGGAGATGTAGTTTTAGCAGCGGATACTGTTAAAGTTGGAGATGCGGCAGCAGCAGCTACTCTTACATCAAATGGAGCAGGAGCACTAACTGTTACTACTGGAGGCGCTGCAGATCTAGTTTTAAGCACAAATAGTGGAACAGACTCTGGAACTGTTACTATTACAGATGCTGCTAATGGAAATATTACCGTAGCACCAAATGGAACAGGTAGAGCAAAAGTAACTAATGCAACATCAAGTTCAACACAAACTGTAACTACTGATGGAAAAGGTCTTGTCTTCTCCATGGTTTTCGGGTATTAATATCAAAGGAGAATAAAAAATGGCAACACCGAATTTAGTAAATATAGCAACGATCACACCTAAAAATGCTATGGGTAGTTTATCTGATACAAACAGAACTACAATGATCGACGTACCTGCAGAAACTGCAGTAAGAATTGATACAATATTATTAGCAAACATTGATGGAACTAACGCTGTTGACGCAACAGTAGAAATTAGTAATGACAATGGCTCAACTTATTATAAAATTGCAAGTACAATATCTGTGCCTGCAGATTCAACATTAGATTTAATTGCTAGACCTATATATTTAGATGAAACAGATTTAATTGCTGTTACAGCCGGAGCTGCAAACGATTTAGCTTTTCATGTTTCTTATGTAGAAATGGTTGATTAATTTTAGGGAGGAAAGAAAACAATGCCAAGAATTATAAAATCAGCTAAAGGAACTTTCACAACATCTACCGTAACTATTGATTCTTCAGGAAGAGTTGTTGCAGCAGCAACAGGTTCTGCTGGAGGTGCAAACCAAGTTCCAGCATTAATGGTAACAGATGGAACTAACGGTGCTTACACTGCAAGTAATAATGCTAATTTTGGATTAGCCTATGCTTACGCTGGTGGTGGCGGCGGCGGTGGCGGCGGAAATTTTCCAGGAAACTCGGGAGGAGACGGCGGAACTGGTGGAGAAGGCGGCTTTGGAGTTTTTGGTTTTCCTATCTCTGGAGGTGAATCACATAATTATACTATTGGAACAGGAGGAAGTGGTGGAACTTCTGCTGGTCCTATTACAAATGGAAATGCTGGACAAGCGGGTCAAGCAACTACACTAACAAATATTGGAACTGCTAACGGTGGTGGCGGCGGAAACGGTGGCCCAAGACAGGGTGGAAACGTTAACACTCCAGGCTCAGGTGGAACAGCACCAGGTTCATTATTTGCTTCTGCAGTAACTGATGCTAAAAAAGTTCACTCAGGTGGAGTGCCATATGGTGGTGGCGGAAATGGTGGAGCTCAAGGTAATCCAGGTGGAAGCGGACAAACTGGTGGTGGCGGTGCTTTATTCATTTATGAGAATGTAGGGGAATAATGGCTATATTTATTTTTGCAAAAAATTCAAACGATCAAACAGGTGCTTTATGTAATATTGTTGAAAGTCAAACTGTATTAGAT